ACGCTCTGGTTACTACTACAAGGGTGTGGCGTGGGGTTCACGCCGGTCGTTGGTACACTCAATGGCTTTAATAAACCAATCCCAAACATCGTGGTTGTCAACTCGGAGCGGACTGCTAAGGGCGGCAAAGAAGGCAATACCGAAACCTTCGCCAACGGTGTCTGGACAATCGAGGTAGGTGATAGTGCAAAAGCATGGGCTAAATCTATTGGTAAACTACTGGCTGGCAAATATGATGCTCACACACTATGCCTTGACTTCTCCCAGATTCGCCCCGCTGGGGAGCGTCTCGCAGGCTATGGCTGGATCAGTAGCGGAGATGCTGCAATTGCAAAAGCGTACGTAGCTATTGCGGAGCTTATGAACCGTAAGGCAGGATCCCTACTTTCCCGTATTGATATACTTGACCTAGTTAATTGGTTGGGTACTATCTTATCTTCTCGCCGGTCAGCACAGATTGCGCTGTTCCATGTAGAAGAGCCAGAGTGGGAAGAGTTTGCTGTAGCAAAACTCAACTGGTGGGAAAACAACGTACAGCGTGCTCAGTCTAATAACTCCTTAGGTTTCGCCAAGAAGCCACTACGAGAAGAACTAGAGCATGTATTTAAACTTATGGAAGCTGCCGGTGGTAGCGAACCAGGGTTTATTAATACCGGTGCAGCTCGTGCCAGAGCCCCTTGGTTTTACGGATGTAATCCTTGTGTAGAAATACTACTAGGTAACAAGTCCTTCTGTAACCTCACAGAAATCGATATAGCGAAGTTTAAAGGCGACCATGCTGGACTACTGCGTACTATTCGAATCGCCGCTAGAGCTAACTACAGACAGACCTGTGTTAACCTTAATGATGGTATTCTACAAGAAGCTTGGCACCTGAACAATGAGTTCCTACGCCTGTGTGGTGTTGGTCTTACAGGTATTGCACAGCGGGAGGACCTTAGCCCTTATGACCTATCTCAGATGCGCCTGCAAGCCGTTTCATCAGCCTACTCTATGGCAGATGACCTAGGGCTCCAGCGTCCTAAGAACGTCACTTGCGTTAAGCCAAGTGGTACCCTGAGCAAGATTATGGATACTACAGAGGGCGTACACAAGCCACTAGGTAAGTATATCTTCAACAACATTAACTTCGGTAGACACGACCCAATGCTACCAAAGCTTCGTGAAGCTGGATATAAGGTTTTTACAAACCCTAACGATCCGGAAGGTGTACTCGTAACGTTCCCTGTATGTTGGGACAACGTACCGTTTGATACTTTTGAAAAGAAGATCTCCGATACTGAGACTATCACTATGGAGGTCAATCTTGAGAGTGCTATCGAACAACTAGAGCGCTATAAGAAGTACCAAGTAAACTGGACTGAGCAGAACACCAGTGTAACTATTAGTTACGCCGATGACGGTTCCGAGACTCAAGCCATCATTGACTGGCTCCTAGATAACTGGGACTGCTATGTAGGTGTTAGTTTCTTGTATCGTGCGGATCCTACAAAGACTGCAGCCGATCTAGGGTACTTGTACTTGCCACAAGAAGTTGTGACCAAACAGGTTTACGATAAATATGTGGCTAACCTAGAGCCGGTGGACTTGACTGGTACTGACAGCTTTGACGAGTTGCAGGAAAATGAGTGCGCTGGTGGGGCCTGTCCAATCAAGTAAGGATTGCTTATGTCTACTAATAGCATGAGCGGGGCGGTAGATAGGTTTGGGCCTAAACTACCGCCCATTAACTTACTTAGTATGGCAGAGTGGTATTACGTACTTGAGTATAGAAAACACAGAAAACTAAAAGAGGATAGTATACAAATGGATGAGCAGGAACTAGAGGGCGCAATTCAAGACAAAGGATTAAATGCTCCTCGGTTAACCCCTAAAGATATTGATGCACAAATTGTATTTGAGCAGTACCATGTCTTTGAGAACACCACTACTACCGTTTGCTGCCTGCACTTGCGTAACGGATATACTGTTACAGGTGAAAGTGCTGCAGTAAGCATGGAAAACTTTGATAAAGAAATAGGACGAGACGTAGCACGTAAGAATGCACGCGAGAAAATTTGGGCACTTGAGGGCTACCGACTCAAGCAAACTATGTTTATGACACGTAAAGGAGAGCAACAATGATAGAAGGTATTGAACAACTGTTAAACGAGCGAGAGAACAAGTATGGGAACTACCATACCCTCTCAAACCTAACACAAACACTGAATAAGATTATCAACCAGCACTACGCTGCAGTACGCCAAGTGGAAGGACAGCCTCCTGCACAACTACCACACTTTATGGCAGAATCTCTACATATGATCTGCCAAAAAATTGCACGAGCAGTTAACGGCGACCCTACGCATATCGACAGCTGGGATGACATTGCTGGGTACTCTCTACGTGTTGTAGAGATACTGAAGGCTCAAGAGGCTTTCAAGGAAGCCCAAGCAAAGAAGGAATCCCAAGAGGCGGAAGTACGTGCAGAGGTATTTAAACCAGAAGAACAACCAACCAACCTAACAGAAGGAAGCTAATATGGCAGATATTTCATTTGATTTACCACGGGACGTAACACGTATTTGGGACTTAGAAGTCCCTATTATTGTAGATGCTGCTAGTAAGACAGTAACTGCGTATATTGCAGGTGCTATTGATGAGCCCTTCCAGTATAACGAGCTGTGTTACCAGCTGGCTGTTGCCCCAGAAGACTATACCGTAACTATCCACATTAATACCCCTGGCGGTATTATCGATTCAGCATTTATGATTGCAGACGCTATCAGTTCATGTAAAGCTCGGGTGGTTGGTAAGCTGTCTGGTACTGTAGCATCAGCAGGTACTCTGATCACTATGACTTGTGATGATGTTATTATTACACCACACTTGTCCTTTATGATACATAACTACTCAGGTGGTATGGCAGGTAAAGGTCATGAAATGAAGGCACGTCAGAAGTTTACTGATGACCACCTCAACGACGCATTTAAAGCCTTTTATACCGGGTTTTTGTCTGAAGACGAGATGGACAAGGTAATCGAAGGTACTGACATGTGGATGGGATCTAACGAAGTACTAGAGCGTTGGAACACCCGTATTGAGAGCATGAAGGGGGCTGTGTAATGGAAGAGACAGATATCTCCGAATTGCTTGAGGGTATGCTAGGTAAGCTGCCTCTCGGCTCACCTGGTGCGTCGGTAGAATTATTAATCGGCTCATCTTGTGACTATGACGTACAGACACTGATAAACGACCGTATTTGTGGTCTTTTGCTGCAGGATACTCTGACAGCTGAGCAGGTTACACTTCTGGGAGTTCTTCTAAAGGGGTACAGATAATGTGCCCATTAGAAGCAATCGTGAAGTGGAACCAAGAGCGCAGACTAGATACTTTTGTAGCTACTGCTGAGCACGCATTACTTACAGAAGAGCTGCAAGAATTTTTTGCAGCATATTCTGAAGAGAACACCAATGAAATGGTGGACGCACTGTGTGATATTATTGTAGTGGCTACAGGAGGCCTGCATAAACTAGGGTATGATCCTTATAAGGCGCTGGAAGAGACGGTTAAAGAAATTAACTGTCGTAAAGGCTTCTTTAATGAGGAGACCGGTAAGTGGAAGAAAGATCCTAACCAGGATCCTAAAACACTGTACAAGGCAGACTATGACTCTGCGAGGAGGTAGTAGTGGAGTTCTTAATTATAGGTATAGTATCAGCGCTAAACCTGATAGTTATTGTGCATAAGTTCAGAAAAGGTCGTGTAGAGGATGGAATATTTGATTCCGTCTTGTTCGCGCTTATGGCAATGATCTTTAGTGGGTCTTATGGGGGCATGGTTGTAGCTATGATATCCTCTTTGATTATATCTATATATCTATGGACAAGCCCTCCTAAGTTCTTCAAATCCGCTATATCAAGTGATGAAGGCAAGGCTGCCCTGGCAGAGGCAAAAAACTTCCTGTTCTCTGCTGAGCCTTTAAAGTCTTCCACCAGTAAAAAATCAGCGGAGGAACTACGTTTTGATTAAAAGCATTTTTCAATCAATTGGTGTAGTCTTCACACTGATTTTTATGGTGGTACTGGTGATGGCCACTATGTATTTAAGCTATATACTAGGCATATCCGTGCTGGTTATATGCCTGGGTATAATAGTGTTCTACCTGATTAACATGTTAAATACCAGGCACTAGCTTAACTAGGGCTGGTGTTGCCACATTAAGTAGTATGTCTACTGGGCTATATAGAGGTACTATACCTAGTATCCCAGAATCCATATCATCCATACCTTTTACTAGTAGGGACTGGTCTTGTATCATGTCCACATCCAAGAAGAACGATGCTGCCGCTAGTGTGGTGGCTGTTCTTATTGGGTGCTTTATTCCTGTAGTAGTAACAACCTGCTGTATACGTTTTAAATATTTTGTAAACATTAAAACACCAATACGGTTTAAATACTCCTCTCCCCGCCCGTTAGGCAGCTGATAGTTTACAAAAGAATTAAGTAAATTTGCATGCCTACTTCTCTCAGCAATTTTAAAGAACTGCTCTCTTTCATACCCCTTTAGACCACCATTGACCCTTTTCGGTGTCATTCTACCAATAGCCTTGCGATATTCCAAAGGCAAATCTCTCTTACCATCCGCTTGATCCTGTTCTATCTTCTTCTGT